GTTTTAATGAGTGGTTGTAACTGCGATATTAATTGATTAATCTGACGGTCTTTTTTCTTACTGTTGTGATATACATCTGACATTAGGTCAGAAAACGTTATACCTTTAAATAGTTCTTCTTTATTTTCCATGAACCGTCCTTTAAAATAAATATTAGAACGGCAGAATCATGAAGTTATTAGATTCATATTCTTTAAATCTAGTTTGATATATATCTTTTAATACTTTAACTACACGCGTAATATTATTAGTAGCCAAACCCGTTCTCTCTCGTACAAATATATAAAGAGCCTTTTTGTTAAATTGTTCTATATTTTCTCGATTTTCAAATAAATGTAAAATTGAATCAGCAACATGAATGTCAGCTGAATTCGAAAAAATTGAATTTAAATTCTCATAACAATATTCTACATATGCATCCATAAAATAATGCATAGTTTCAGCCATTTCATCGTTATGTATTTCAATTATTACATTACGTTGTTCATCTACATTGAGAGGTTCTCTATCACTTTTTACTTTTGCATAACCTTTTTGATTCTCTGCAATAAGATAGTTAAATGCAGTTCTTGTATAATATGAATATGCCTTTCCAGCATTTGGGTTAAACTTATTTAAACGTTCTGTAAGATATGTTACTAGGTCGGTTTGAAGATCTTGAAATGAAGAATCTATATAATCAGGCTTCATTTTGTTAATTAAATTTTCTGATAACTTCATTAATGCAGGAAATAAAAATCTTCGGTATAATCGTTCTCTAAGAATCGGCTCTTCTGCTGTTTGGTTATATGCAGTGACTGCATTTTCTGTTATTTGTGTCCAATATCTATTACTTGCTTTCTTCTTGCGTCCCATTTGCTTCTTGATTTAAATCGTCTATAACTTGTTTTAATAATTGAAATGTAGTACCCGTTTCGTCGTCGGATTCAAATGCACCTTTAGAATCAATTCGTGTCATTTCATCATATGCTTGTGTTGTTTTATCTAATAGCATACTATATACAAACTCCAATTGTTCTGTATATTCTTGTTGATCTGCTAATATTCCGGCAATAACATATGCACGATATCCTAAATAACTTGCAACTAGTGCAAATATAATACTAATTATTCCTAATGTAACTTCCATAATTATTCTCCAAATGAACCAAAAATATCAGCAATCCCTTTTCCTGAATCTGGATTATTTTCTGATAAATTCTTCACGGCCGTTGTTTTAGTTGTTTTAGCTTTAGGTGCTAAATTCTTGGGCGTATTGTTTTGTAAATTTCTCCACGTTTCATATTCAATTTGAGCTGCCATATGATCTGCATGATGTAGAATTAATGGTAAATTCGTTTTTAATTTTGCTTTAGCTGTTCTTGCAATAAAATATGGTTTGTTGCTATCATCATACATTCCATCATGAATTTTTATGGCCTGGTATTCATTCCATGACATATCAACATTATATTGATGGAGTAAAAAGATTGATAAATCCGGAACCATAGTGAAAGGAATGTTTTCATTATGCTTATACATCCGTCCCATATTCTTTCGATGCCAATCTGACGTTTCTACTTGATATACTTCATTACCATCACCCGGAAATCCTGCTTTACCTAAATCGTGATGCATTGCTGCAAACATTAATTCCTCAAAAGTATAACCAGACATATCAGCTCCTGCTGCTGCCCACATATTATATTGTAACTCAGCACAACGCATTACATTTAAAACGTGTGCAACATATCCTCCTGCAAACGCATTATGATAATGAGCAACTGATGAAGCCGGCATTAAAGCCATTCTGTTTTCGTACTCATCATACATTTTGTTTAGTGAGTCTTTTCGTGTTGGAAACATCTCGTTTACTTTCAAACGATACTTTTCCCAATTTCCGTTAATCTGTTCTGCAGATAAATTCATATAACTTGTTTTATTAATAATATAATGAAAAAAACTTATTTAACAAAGATATCACCTCGTTCTTTTTCGGTCATATTTTTAATTTCGTCTAACGATTTACCAGATGCATATAAACTTGTGCACTGCCAACATATTACCGCTTTCGATGATGAATCAACTCGTTCTACTTTACTAGAACATAACTTACATTTCATGGTTACATAACCATCTGATCGTAACTTCTTTTTTGCCATAACTTTATGTTATAATTTTAGGTTGTTTTATTTTCTTATTTTCTTGATAAATATCTTCTTGACTTTTTAAATGATCAATATCAACATCATTAAATTCTTCTGACGCTAATATGTCATCTAAGCCATCAGATAGCGTTGCATCCCACTCATCATATAAACCATCTTCTTCGTCAGCTTTTATCATTTCTTTAAGATATTCTCGTTGTTTATATTTCTCAGCCGCATTCTTCAACTCATCATTCGGAGCTGGCGGATTTTCGATAGCATCTATAATTGTGTTTACGTCGTGTTCAGTCATATCTGTTTTTTTATTTGCAATTTGTGCTGCAATTAGTAAGGTTACTGCTAATGGATCAAATACAAACACAAAAATAAGTATAAACCAATTAACAACCTGATTCATTGGTTTATCTGTTATTTCTGCAATATAACGCAATGGTCCTAGTTCTGCAGCAACATCGTTATTTGATTCTAAATCTAATACTTGTAAATCTAAACTAGTAATTGAGTCAGTTAAAGATTCGATTTTTAAATTTACTGTGTTTCGTTGTTCTTTACTGTCATTAAGCTGCCTTTCTAAAACTCTACGAGTAGATGACGACGTCGTTGTTATAATTTCGCCTGTTTCTTTATCTCGATATTGAATTATATTATTTGACAATCCTTTAGAGAGTTCTGATATCGATTCGCTAAATTGTTTCTTTTCCTCGGAATATTCATCTAGCTGTGTTTGAAATCTTTCTCGCTTTAATTCAATTACGTCTACTTGTTTATCTAATACTGTAAGCCGATCGGCTGTAGTTTGGTATGCTGATACTAAAAATCCATATATGCCTATAGATGTAATAAACATTAATACGAATACTGCAGTAACAAGATATGTCTTTAATAAAAGACCCACTCGTTTCCAATATCTATGTAGATATGAGGCAGTAATAAGTTTAGATATTTCTAAAGTACCAGCCATTATAATAACAGCTAATGCTTGAGCAGAAAACAATTTACTTAATCCAAATACACTGTAATATGCAGCACTACTTGCTAAAGCAAAAGCTGCGGCATATACAATATATGGAAATAGTTTTTTCATTATTCTCTATCTAAATAATACTTTGCTGATTCTAATTTTTTATACGCAGCAGTAAGATTAGTTAGTATTGCATTTTTGTCTGCATGTCCTGCTGCGATAGATTTTCCTGAATTCTTAATAATATCCATTGCGTCAACTAAGTCATCAGATATTTTTGCTTTAAAACGATAATGTGCCATAACTTTCCTTTATTATAAATATTAATCTTGTAAAATCTGTTGGTTTATTACGCCTATATTAATAAGCGCTTGTTCTTTACCTTTTGCTTCAATCTCAACATCAACTTCAACACCATATGTGTCTGGTAATTCGAGAATCAAATCACTATGTGCTTGTTCTTTAATCTTGCTGAAGTCTTTATATATTGCAGCAAAAGTCGGCCATTCTGCTAAATCATCAAATGGTACATTATGTTGCTCACATAACACTTCTAATTTTTTTTGGAATTCTTTTCGTCGTGATTCAGAATAATGGGTACATTGTATGACTCCATGCTTCTCCCATGTTTCTCGTGCCATAAAAAACGCTTCTTTTTCAGTCAAATCTCCTGTATTGAATTTATGATGCCAATAATCAAATGTTATCGGAATATCAATATGCTTATGTACCATTTCATATAAATCTCGTACTGAATACATTGAAGCCTTATCGTCATTTTCAATAACTAAGCGTGATTTGAGACGATCTGACAGACGATCATAATTTCGGATCCATCTATCAATTGTTTTTGGTTTGTCGCCGTATGTGGCGCCTATGTGGATATTTATTAGGTTATCGAAGCTAGCATTGTCATATCCTAACAAATCAAACATTTCTGAATGCCTTTCTAGACTAACAATAGTATTGTCAACAACAACAGGATCTGGTGATCCGAGAATGTTAAACATACCCGGATGTGTTGTTAGCCTATGACCATGTTCTCGAGCATAATCTCCTGCTTCACGGAGTACATCGGAAATAATATCAATCTCAGGTAAATCTTCTAGCTTGTAATGATTCCATCTAGGAAATATTTCAGAACCAATACGGAACAAACGAATACCTCTTTCTTCATTCCATTTAAGAATAGGAAGTAAGTCTAATGCATTTTCTAACGATATATCAGAGGCAAGTTGTAACCCGCCTTGTTCGAATTTTCTTTGTATCATCGTACGTCCCGTACGAATATTTTGTTTACCTAATTCTGCATTTATACAACAATAACCATATCTAACCATATTTCTTTCTTTTTTATAATATAAGAAAAAAAGATATACGATCCAATCTTTAAGTAAACTTTCTTAAGAAGTCTTTTTGTTTTTGAACAGCCTCATCTAGTTTGGAATAACTTTTTCTTCCTCTTTTTGTAGTTCCCTTACTGTTTGTTGTATTGCTAGGCTTAACAACATTTTTTGGGGCATGCTTGGAGGATTTTCTTGGCTGTAATACTTCATCGTTAGTTGTTGAAGTAAGGTTTCTCCGAACTTCATCTTTGCTTGGCTGAGTTCCAATTGGCCTTGTGCTGTCTCGAGATACTGATCTAGACTCAAATCTTCGTTTGAGTTCATCTTGTCCAAGTTCTTGTGTTTGTTCGTAGATAATGTATCCTGCAGCTCCGTATTTATATGTTTTAATTTGAATACCGCATGGATAGCGATAATTTTCTCCTTGAACCATATACATATACGTATTACTGGATTTATAAACTTTCGTAATATAACCATATTGTTTTTCACTTAACCAATCAAAATAAACATAGTCCCCAACTTTATAAAGCTTTCGGTCAAATTTCTTTTGAATTGTTGCTGGTAATTTTTGTTTCGCCATTCCATTGAATTTTGTGTATACGTTCGAGAAGTATTACTACAGGCTCCTTTGAATAAATGGTGTCAGTTGTTGTAATAATTTGTGTTTCATCGAAATTTTCAGATTCTTGTATACATACGATGTGAGATATGTTAATATAACGTATGCCCCCTAGGATTGTATTAATACGTATAAAATTATTCTGCATCCTGTTGTGGTATTTCTTGTTTGCCCATTTGCTCCATGAAGTTCATAAATTGAATGAAACGTTCTCTACCAAATCGAAAATACATTTTTTCAAACTGCTTGTTAGCTTTTTGTCGTTTTTTATAATCTTCGTAACTTTCATCTTCATATCGTGCTGCATGAAAGAATGAATCGTCGAATAAACTTTTGAATTCGGTTTTGTTTTCTGTGTTTGCCATAACTATATTTTTTATTTATTATAAGATAAAAAATGGGAAGATCCAATCAAGAATCTTCCCATGGTGTGAATTCTATAATTTCTGCTTCTTGTATTTCTTCTACAAACCAAAAGTATCCATCTTTTCTAAGTACTGTATCAGAATTTGTAGCTTGTTTCCATTTGTCTAAAACTGGTTGTTGTGACTCTGGAATTTTTGTTTTTATTTGATATAACTTGTTTTGAAACTCGATTATAGGATATCGGAGCATAGGAAGGTCTTTTACTGCGTTTACTTAATTTTTAATTGTTTGGGTAATCTTTCCTCAGCAAATGGTACTTCTATTGTTAGAAGTCCTCTATCCATAGTTGCTGTGGCTTTATTCATATCTAAGTCATTAGATAACTTCCACGCAAGGTCGAATGATCTACGAGCAATACCGCGATGAATAAAAATCTTATCAGATTCTAATTCCTTTTCTGGCTTGTAAGATACTCGTAGAGTTTCACCCTCCAACGTAATATCAATATCAGATTTATCTAAGCCGATAGCAGCTATTTCAAATCTAACATGATTTTTTTCTCGAATAATATCTACCGGATAACCTATTTTACTTTCACGAACTGAAGTGTAAGGTCGTTGATCGAAGAAATTTTTGAATACTAAGTCTAAATCATTTAGCATTCGTTCATTAATTAGTGTCATATTTAAACCTCCTGTGTTTATGTGGTTGCATTAGCTAACCATTATATAATAAAAGACCTTCCGTGTCTCTAATATAAATATGTCAATTCCAACAAAGCGGATCGATTTGCTGGACGATACGAAATACCCTTATATATTTCGTAATTTTATCTTTCTTGAACATTTTTTCTGTATCTTTATCTCTCATTATGATAAAGCCATTTTCGATAAAACGATTTCTAATGATTCTAACAGCTTTTAAACTATTTGATTCAATTAGTATGTTCTGATTGTCAATCATTACATCGACTTGATGATGACCATCAATCTCAAATTCTTCACTACTTGGCAAATCATCTGAGATGAATTCGTCATCATCTATGTCATTGAAAAAATCTTTAAGATTTAAATTTGGATTTTGTTTACGTGCTTGTTCTATATCATATAATTCAAATAGATATTGAATACGTTCAGCTCCAGATAATTCGACTATATAATCTAACTCCGCATTAGTAATATGTATATTTTCGAATATGTTCATCGTATACGATTAGTTTGAATTATATTTAGATATACTTTCCAAGCTATATTTAACGGCTCTCCGACATAGTCTATATTATTAGAACTTAAAAAATATGACTTTAACATCGATAATAATTCTTCATTAGAATTACTAGTATCTACCAGATGTTGTATATCGGAAATATGTTCGTCAGTAAGCATACATTTCTTTATTATAAATATAATCCTAATTGGTATTTTTTCGGAATCACTTCGCCAGCTGATTGTAATGTGTCAGCAACTTTTCGTATTTCCATATATGATAACATAAAGTCTTTATTCATGATTGAAACCTCATATTTTCGACTCTTATCCTTTCTATACGTATATATAGAATCTAACGTGTTAAATAACTTAGTAGTCTCAGATATTACGTGTTTAAACTTCATTGGAATCTTCGTATGACCGACAAATAATGTTCCAACAGATGAATTCATCGGGTCTTCTTTAAACTGTTTTTCATAAATGTCGTTTAACATGAAATCAGTGTTTGCCCATACTTTCCCATAACGCTTAACAGCATCTTCTGAGATTGCAAATGATTGATTAATACTTTTTATCATTTTTTAAAATTTATAAATTGTTACTGTGTATATTGAATTTGAATAATTGTGCTTTACAGTCACGTGTTGATATTTTTCAATCATCATGTCCATAATAAGACCAGGGTGCACATAAAACTGGCCTTCTTGTATTTCGTTATTAATAGGTGATCTTAGATTAAATGATACGGCTGTGGTAGCGGCGTTATACATCTTATCAACAACTTCTAATAGATAATTTAGATCGTCATCTTCTTTTTCCCGACGCCTTTCAAAAAAGAACCCAGCTGCTACAACCCAATTCTTAGAAGGCAACGACTTCATGTCGTCAATATCTCTTGTATCTAACGACACTCCCCACTTATTCTGAGCAATATCAACTAGATTTGGATTTCTATCAAATCCATAATATATAGGATCAGATCCTTCTGGCGTTTCATAAAAGTCTTTAATAAACCCAAATAAATCACCACGTCCTGCGCCAACATCCATTATCGAATCAACTGAAGGGTTATATCCGAACAACAAGTTCATATATAGATTTAGTTGATCTGCAGTGGTATCGTACCCTAATGGCAGCGGTGATTTCGTTAAATATTCTGGATCTTTAGACTCTAATGCGTCTGCAGTTTGTATATCTTCATCATGTTGACCCATTAATATGTTTACGACTTTATTTTTTATATTACTTAACATAATGTATCCTGTTTGCGATTCGTTCTTTATTTTGATTTTTTGATGTCTGACTCCACATTGATTTGAGTGGATGTGTACGGTTGATATGTTGTTCGTGTTTAGAAATTGTAACAGCTTGTTGCCAAGCAGCCTCTTCTGTAATTGCATTATCAATTAAAAAGATATCATTTAAATTAACATCATTCCAACATATATACCAACCATTTTCATTTACTGCATAAGCGCCAGGGTAACGTCTACGTACCCCGCGCTGCAGTTTTTCTAGAGATGATAATTTTATAGTTGCCATATTAAAAACTTCTAGGTCCTGATGATTTTTCATTGAATGCAGGAATCAAAAATTCCTCAACCATAAAACTATATTCTGGCAATGTTGATTTAATTTCACCTGATGCTACTAATCGATTAGTTAAGTTGTCATCTATATAGACACGATTATTTGCAGCTGTCCTCGGAACGGCTACGATGACTGATCGTGTTTCTAAGAAAATATCATATACTGTCTTTTTATTAACAATCTGTTGTCCAACTATCATTCCAACTTGAAATGTACCATCATTAGATACAATTACAGTATCTCCTTCTCTATATCCCGTCATTAGTCTATAATTTTAACGATTTTACTTTGATTCACTCCTTTCACTTCAAAATCGAAGCTGTAACCTTCAAAGTCTTTCACTACCTTTGCCTCTGCTTCTGTAACTGACATTGCATCGATCAGATAAGTTTCACTTACTTTTTTCTCTTTTTGTCCTTTTGGGGTGTCAACGACATCAACCCATTGTACTCTTGCGGTGTAATACGACATAATTTAATGTTTATTTATGTTTAACTAATTATTTTACTTATTATAGTGATAATTTATTTGAATTCCAACCGTCCACTGAAGGTTTGTACTGCATATACGTCTAACATCCCGTGACTACCGTCATGTTTTCTTAATGATAATCCAAATCCAAAATATCTGTGATCTGCTAACATATTTTCTCGGTGACCTGGCGACCGTTCCCATTGTTCTATTAAACTTTTAGCAATTTGTTTTGGTGTTGCATTAAGACTTAAATACTGAGCCCTAGTAGCAATATTCTCGGATGCTGGCATACCACATCTTTGTGTAGGTCGGCTGCCTGTAAAATATGGGGAATTAGTTTTGGTTGCAATGTGGGTAAATTCATTATGGCAGGCTAAATACAGTGAATGATTTAACGCACCAACATTTAATGCCGAATCGTAAGTTAATG